CACGCTTACTGTTAGTGGTAATTTGACAATCGTATAGGGGATAGAGAATGGCATCAACATTAACAGTAGACAACATTGTAGGGGCAACAACTGCAAGTACAGTGCATGCTCCAGGCCACGTTATACAAGTAGTAAGTGTTGTCAACGGAACAGCAGAATCTACATCTAACGCTAGTTCATTTGTAGCACACAGTGGTTTAGTAGCAGCAATAACACCAAAGTTTTCTAATAGCAAAATACTTGTAACTCTTGCATTTTCGTATAGAACTTCAAATGGTACTAATAACTCTAACTTTACGTTATATAGAGGTACTACAAATTTACTCCATTCTACAAAGGGTACTGGTACTCTGTTTAGTGGAAGCTCATATTACCAAGGACATCAAACAATATCCTTTTTAGATTCTCCTAATACAACATCATCAACTTCATATCAACTTAGGATGATGGGTAATACTACAACATCAGTTAATACTGATGGTGGACATGGAACTATTACACTACAGGAGATTGCACAATGAGTACTTTAGCAGTTAACACAATCACGGCAGAGACAGGTAACACAGTATCACTTGCATCTGGTAAGACTCTAAATGCATCACAGGGATTTACTCCACCAGCAGGACATGTTATACAGACTAAAAAAACTACTGGATCTCAAGAGACATCAGTTAGTGGTACTGGCTGGGTATCTACATATGCAGAGGTAGGAATTACTCCATCTTCAACTTCAAGTAAGATTTACCTCATGCATACTGCTGGTGGACTAATTCAATCAAATACCCATGGTCAATCTATTGGATTAAGAATTAAAAGAGTAATATCGGGTGGAGCAACAAGTTATCCGTATTCATCTGACAGATACCATTATGCAGATGCACAAGACTGGCATGGAACTAATTGGGCAGTAGTAGAATTAGATTCGCCAAACACTACTTCACTAGTTACATACACTATTCAACTTAGAAAAGAACAATCCTCTGGCTATTATAGACATTGTGATACAGCTACTTGGAATTTTGTAGCAATGGAAATAGCAGGATAACAAAATGAATAAACAGGAGAAAAAATAATGGCAACAGTAATAGACGCACTAAATGCTATTGGTGTCAACGAATGGGTTCTTAGAGGCGAACCAAAAAATGCAGACGAATTTGGAGCAATGTTCCGTAAGGTAACAGGTGCAACTGATGATGGTTCTGCAATCGAATCAGACAATGCTAAAGATTGGGGAGTTACTTGGTCACAAGTAGAAACCAAACAGTCAGAACTAACTGCGGCAGAACCTTTGAAAGCACTTCGTGCTGAGAGAGATAGATTGATTACTGCAACTGATTGGTGGGCAAGTTCAGACTTGACTATGACAGATGCACAAAAGACTTATAGACAAGCACTTCGTGATATCACAAAGGACTACAATTCTTTGGATGATGTTAAGTGGCCTACTAAACCGTAAGGTTATGAAATGTCAAACCAAACTGATATTTTAGATAATGTTTTAGGAGTAGCAGACCCAGTAGAGAATGCAATGCGAGTTGTTTCTCCACCCAAACCTGTACTTGTTCCCGAAACAAAAATGAATGAAGAAGATGTAGATAATGATTATAAATATCAGAGAGAAAACTTTTATAATCTGATTGAAAGAGGACAGGATGCAATTGATGGTATCCTAGACCTTGCAAGAGAATCAGAACACCCCAGAACCTATGAGGTTGCGGGGCAACTAATTAAGAATGTTGCAGAAGTGACAGAGAAACTTGGAGACTTACAAAGTAAGATGAAAAAACTCAAAGAAGTACCTAACTCTGCACCAAAGAATGTAACTAATGCATTGTTTGTAGGAAGTACAGCAGAACTACAGAAGATGTTAAAAGGAAAAGAATGATATGCCATTAACAAAATTTAAACTAAGTTCAGTCGCTAATGACGGTATTACTAGTGCTAAAATTAAAGACGGCGATGTTGCAACAGTAGATATTGCAGACCAAGCAGTTACTTTAGCAAAACTTGAACACGGTACGTCATCAAATAACGGAAAATTTCTAAGAGCAAATAACGGTGCAGACCCTTCATATGAAGTGGTAAACACAGATTTGGTTGCTGATACAACTCCTCAACTTGGAGCAAACCTAGATGGTAATGGACACACAATAGATTTGAGTGCAAATACAACATCAATGAAAGTTCCTGTAGGAACAGAAGGACAACAACCCTCTGCCGCCGCTGGACAACTTAGATATGATTCTACTAAAGCTGTTTTAACTTATTCTGATGGAACATCATGGTATAAAATTTCATCTGTAATCCCAATACTCACCAGTGTTACTGGTAATATATACAGAGGTACAGGGGGGACGTTGACACTTGCTGGAACTGGATTTTTAACTGCAAACTTAATAGTTACATTTACACATAGTGGTGTAGACAGAACAGTAACAGTAACCCCATCGTCTGATTCAGCTGCTACAGTAACCACTCCTTCTGCATTGAATTCTGCAATTGGTAATGGTGATACTGTTGCAATTAAAGTTACAAACAGTGATACAATATCTAGTGCATCTGTAAACAAAACAGTTACAGCAGTTTCATTTAATTCACAAACATTTACATCATCTGGAACTTTTACTGTTCCAGCAAACGTAGTAGAAGTTGCGGTTGTATGTGTTGGTGGCGGTGGTACTGCTGGTCATGGTAATTCTGGTGGTGCTGGTGGCGGTGGAGCTCTCGCATATAGAAATAGTATTACAGTAACCCCAGGCTCTACACACTCTATTACGGTTGGTGCTGGTGGTGTTGGACAAAATGGTACTTATACTGGTGGGCCATTTGCTGGTAATGCTGGTGGCGCTTCAACTGCATTTAGTTGCACCGCTGGTGGTGGAGCAGGTGGTACTGGAAACAGTTCCAGCGGTACTGGTGGTGCTGGTGGAACACGTTCAGGCACAAATAATGGCGGTGGTAATGGTGGTACTGGCGGTACAGATACTGCAAACTCTGGAGGCCCTGGCGGTGGTGGTGCTGGTGGATATTCTGGAGGCGGTGGTCGTGGAGGCTCAAATGATCCAAATAGAGCCAGTACAAATGCTGGTGTAGGTACTAATGGTCAAGCTGGTGCTGGCGGTGGTGGTGCTGGTGGTGCTGCAGGCGCTAACAACGAAGGCGGCGGTTCTGGAGGCGGTGGTGTTGGACTGAACGGAATAGGTTCAAATGGCGCAACCGCAAATAATGGTAATAATAACAATGTGAATGGTGGTGGCGGCGGTTCTGGTGGCTCAACTGGTGGAACTGGTGGAACTGGTGGATGGTCTACACACGCAAACGCAAATCCAGGCGGTGGTGGTGCATACGGTGGTGGTACTGGTGGCCCGAATGGTGGTGGCGGAACAATACCAAACGGTGGTGCTGGTGCAGTTAGAATTATTTGGGGTTACAGAAATAGTGGCTCTGGTGTCTATGCATCGTTTCCAAGTAACGCAACGTCATAGGAGTAACAAATGATAATTAGAAAATTAGTAGACGGAAAACCATCTGGTGAAGTAGAAGAATCTAAAAATGGATTGCCTGAAGGGTATTGCATTTGGATTGATGCAGATAAACCAATGCAAAACGACCCTACAAAAGAATGGGTTGAAACAATAGAATCTAACGGTGATTTTTATGAAAAGGTTTGGGTTGAGAAAGATATAACCTTTGACGACACTGATAAAAGAGATGCAGCAATTGCTTTAAAAACAGAAATGCAGTGGGCAGTGGTTAGAGATAAAAGAGATTATGAACTGTCTAGAACTGATTGGTATTCGTTTTCGGATACTACTGATATGCCTGCCAATGTAAAAACATATAGGCAAGCACTTAGAGATATTACTAAACAATCAGACCCATTTGATATCACGTGGCCTGACGACCCTCTTAACTTACCTTAATAAATAACTATATAATATGAAAGAAGTGAAATATGAAATCCCCAGAAATTTTTGAGAATTTTCTCCCAGAAGAGCTTTTAAATAATTTTGTAAATCAGCTAGACAATCCTAATATGCAGTGGAATATTGCAGAAGAGGTATATGAATCTGATATTGCATTGGATAATGGTAAACTCCAAAGAGATGATAAGCATGAAGAAGTTTTAAAGACTCACAATATTTCTAAAATTGATATTAAATATGATATTAAAAATGTCATACTTTTAAGAGATAGATTTGGTAATGATGTAAACACGCATTTACCAATTAACGCCTGGCCAAATATAGACACTGAAGTAAGAAATACTCTTGGTGTTAAAATCCCCCTAAAATCCAAAGTAAATATATCTTTTTGCCAACCAGTTCATACATCTGGTGGGTTTCATATAGATATTTGGGGACTTGGCGACTTACCTTCAAAAACTCTTTTATTGTATCTTAATGACAATAATGGTGGAACTATATTTGAAGATGGAACTTTTATTAAACAGAAGTATAATAGAGCAGTATTGTTTGATGGAAATATGAAACACTCTCCTGTTTCTCAGACAGATAATAAAAAGAGGATAGTGTTAAACTATAATTTTTTATGATAAGAGAACACCTGTTTGCAACATCTGTATATGAATACAAATGGAAAGATGTTGATGATATGAATAGTGGGTTAGTAGACTATATTATGTCTATGCCTAAAGATAATGCTTATAGTATGGTAGGTGGTACACATACAGATTATAATCTTTTTAGTGATAAAGCATTACAAAATTCATATGTTTTAGAATTTTATAAAAGAATAAGTAGTCTAGTAATAGAGTGGGGTAATGATAATATAGACCAAAATTTTAAAGATAATTTTGGGAATCGAGTTAAAATGACCCCTTGGGCAATGATATATGGCCCAAATGATTATTCTAAAATACATAATCATTCTGGTGTAGAACTGTCTATGACATACTATCCACTTGTACCAGAGATGGTTGGCAATAATGGTTCATTGGAAATTTTAGACCCAAGACCTGCAGCTGCAAATGATTATTATCAAACACAAAAAAATGGTGATAGAATTTTTTATAAACCAAAACAGGGGGGTGGATATATGTTCCCTGGCTGGTTACAACATGGAACAAGTCCATCTAAGAATGCTGGTGATAAATTAAGAATATGTATTGCAATAAATGTGAAAATACAAAACTATGTCTGAAAATCATTATCTGGGCAATCCCCTTCTAAAAAAATCTAACGTCCCTGTAAATTGGACGAAAGAAAATATACTTGAATATCAGAAGTGTATGGAAGACCCTATATACTTCATTAAGAACTATATCAAGATTGTATCTTTAGATGAGGGTTTAGTACCCTTTAAACTCTATGATTTCCAAGAGAATATTGTAGAGACAATCCACAACGACAGATTCACTATATGTAAGATGCCAAGACAGTCTGGTAAATCCACGACTATGGTATCCTATATTCTTCACTATGTTCTATTCAATCCTAATATGAATGTTGCAATCCTTGCCAACAAGGCTGCGACTGCACGAGATATTCTTGGCAGACTACAACTTGCATACGAGAATCTTCCTAAGTGGTTACAACAGGGAGTGGTATCTTGGAACAAAGGTTCAGTAGACTTAGAGAATGGTAGTAGGGTGGTTGCATCCTCTACATCTTCATCTGCTGTTCGTGGTGGTTCTTATAACATGATATTCTTGGATGAATTTGCATTCGTTCCAACTAACGTAGCAGAGGACTTCTTTAGTTCTGTGTATCCTACAATTTCATCTGGTAAATCCACAAAGGTTATTATTGTATCAACACCTAACGGTATGAACTTGTTCTACAAGTTATGGGTGGATGCAGAGAACAAACGTAACTCTTATAATATAGTAGACGTACACTGGAGTCAAGTGCCAGGG